GACGTGATGAACAAGATAACTTGACCCGTGAGATTGATGACGAGACATTCCACCCGGACCTGGTTGATGCTGTACTATATGCCATGAGGCCAGTATGGATACAGGAGAATCGGGAATGACTTTCCTATATGGTGCTGACAGACGGGAACTCTGTCCAACATTGGGAAGAAGATGAAGATGAGGAGGACGAAGAATGAAACATATTACATCTGAAGAAAAACTAATTATTTACTTAAATAAAGTAAGAAGCAGTTCTATGGGTCTTTTACCTGAAAATTTTGTTACTCATGAGATTAACTCTAACTTTTATATAGTGAAATACATAAAGTCTTATACTCAAGTTGAAACAGAATATAAAGTAGGATTCCTCTTTTGGAAAAAGACTGAGAAAGAAATACATCAAAAGCCCGAGTATGAAGAGGCGTTTATTCTTGAGGTAGAAGACATAGATAGGTATAGAATTTTTAAAAGTATTTATCATGTGTATAACGAGGATCTTACAAAGAAGTTTATTAAAGTGGTGGACGATAGATTGGAGAAAGAACATCAAGCCCAATTAAAGATTAATGCTCTTTTTGAAGAGAAAAAGGAATAAAGTTATGAGTATTAACTATAGCACAGTTAGTGGTTGGGGTATAGAGATAGATTATGCCGATTGTAAAAAGATGGGTTGGAAGTTCAAAGTTCTTAGAAGATTTTCATCAGTTTACCTCCTGTAAAGACCCTTAACCGGGTCTTTTTTTATGCCCAAATCTAAAAAACATCACAAGAAACCTTATTTATACCTAAAAAATACCTAATTTATACCTAATTCTCAAGTATTCTACATTTCCCAGGTGGTATATATAAAGGGGAATATATATGTGGAAACTGTTTTTAGAGGCCTATAAGCAAGCAAAAATTCAAAGACAACACGAAAAAGACTTGAAAAGGTTCATACAAATCGGTGGTGTGGACTATATCGCATTACAGCACATGGTCAACCAGGCTTTGGCTGGGGTAGAGATTGATGTACTGCTACCAGATGCAACACGGATACAGATTAGACGTGAAGATCCATACATGAAAGCACAACGGACACATGATAGGGAGCTATATTGATGACAACAGAAAAAACACTAGAACAAATTGCATTTTTAGAAAAGACCTTGGCTGTACGTGATTCAAAGTACAGAAGAAATTTTAACCGCTATGTTTCCAATGGGTTCAGACGCGAGGATATTTACAATTTGTACGGCAATCCATTAGGCTGGTCCTTTACGCAGTCAGACGCTGACACAGGGATTATTCCGAACATAAACGTGAGCAGGTCGTGTATCCAAACCAGTATATCCAAACTATCACAGACCAAAGTCCGTCCTTTGTTTACTCCTGTCCAGGGACTATATGAGACAGAGAAAGTCTGTAAATCTGCTCAAATTTTCTTCGATGAGTTTTTCGATGCTCAGGAAATCTACAGGAAGGCGATCCTTACGGTACGTGATGCGGAGATCTTTGAATATGGTGCCGTCTGGATTGATGAAGAAACCAATACAATCAAAAGAATCAGACCATGGGAATTCTATTTTGACCCTGCGGATCTTAACTTTGGAAAGATTACCCAGTGTTTGATTCGCTTGCGCTCTTACCCTGCTGTGTACCTGAAAGACAAGTTTAAGAAGGGAACTAGACCGGCTGAAATGTTAGCCGAGTTCTTCAATCTTAAAGGTGAATACCGTATTCACTATAATTTCATTGACAAGGTTAAGATGGAGTTCTTTGGCCAAGATAAGATTTCAGAAACTAAAATAGAATATGACTGTCCTCCTGTCGTTCCTTTCTTTTATGAAGAACCTATTCGCGGCGCCTTCTCCACATCAATGATGGATAACCTTTATTCTCTCCAGGTCCAAGTTGATTCTGTATCACAGAAAATACACGACGCAATAGAGCTATCTCCTGCCAACTCGATATTTGTACAGAAGGGAGCTAACGTCAAGGCCTCTATGGTGACAAACCAGATCGGCCAGGTCTTTGAAGTGTCCCCGGCTCCTAATGGTGGACTAGCTATGAACGTGGCCACACCTCCACCGATTGACCCGATGTACATTAACCTTTTGGAAATGTACAAAAAACAAATGTACGAGATGGAGGGGATAAGTGAACTATCGGCACAATCTAAAAAGCCAAGTGGTTTAAACTCTGGTGTCGCACTGGACACCTTGCAAGATGTAGAGTCTGAACGTCACAATGTTTTATTACAGGATTACATTCAATTCCTAATGAAGATTGCCAAGGTGGTTATTGAAGTATTCCCCGAGACTGCTGACATACTGCCAGAGTCTAGAGCCAGGGCGAACGGTATTAAATGGAAAGACGTCAAGAAACAAAGGGCCTTGTACAATATTCAATTTTCTAGCTCCTCTTCACTCTCTAAGGACCCAAAGACCAAGATGGAACAACTAGAAAAGCTTATTGCTATGAAGGTTATTCCAGCCGATATGATACCCAAGTTTTTAGACATGCCAGACCTTGATGGGGCTTATTCGATTGTCGCCGCTGCGTTTGATGACAACGAGAAGATCATCGAAAGGGCTATTGAGCTTGAACAGTACGACTTCTATGAGGTCACAAACCTAATGGGACTCTATCAGCAAACTGTCAATAGACTCTTGAGACTCGATGCGAACGGGGAAAAGGATCTCTACAAAGTCCGATTAGTGACACTGATACAGAAGATAAAAGAGGTAATGGATACCATAGGTGAAGAAACAGCACCACCTCCACCACAAGGGCCACAAGCTCCTCCTGTTGATGTCCAGGCCCAGGCTATGAACGGTGCACAGATACAGGGATTAGGCCAAATCATAGCAATGATTAAGACTGGTCAACTTTCCCAGGAGTCCGTGGCCGGTATCATAAGCTTAGCCTTACCAGGCGTTGACCCTGCCATGGTGAACCAAATGGTACAAAGTAATACTCCGGTAAATACCGGGGTGGTATATAAAGGAGAATGAATAAAATGATCGACCATCCAGATGCACAGCAAGACGCTGAAATGCTTGACCCTGTGGTCAAGGTGTTTGAATACCTGGCAGACCAGGTGAAGAAACTAGAGGAAAAGGTGGCAAGCCTTGAGTCTCTGGTAGTAGATGAGATTATTGGTGGAGTAACTAAGCTTTACAAGACCAACATGCGAACCAAGGGGATCGAAGACCTTAAGGGCAAATATGGCGATGTATTTGAACCTATGAAAGGCGACCTGGAAGCCCTTGAAGTTGGTGATATTTATGAGAAGCTAATGGATGTCCTTGAGGATCTCCAGGGTGCTGATGGATACACTGACGAGGTGGGAGATGCCAAGATCAAAGAGATTGCTGGACTGCTGAAAAGCAAGTTTGACAAGATTAAAGGCATTAAAGAAGAGGGTGAAGCCCCCGCCGCCGTTGAAGTGACTACTGTCGGTGTCACTGAGGGTGAACCAGAAGCCGAGACCGAAGCTGTGGAAGCTGACCCAGTGGACGAAACTAAAGCAATGATAGAAAGGATGAAAAAGTCAGGTTTCCGTCCAGATAGATAATAAATAATTAGCCCTTCGGGGCTTTTAAAACAAGGAGAATATTATGTCCCAGCAAGTGACCTTAGATACACAAATAACTAATATTCTAAAAACATGGTACACAGACGAAAAGTTTGAAAACCTGTTGTTTAGAAATGACCCTTTCGTTAAGTCCATCAAGAAAAATAGAATTGGTGGTAAGACTTACAACTTCGGTGCTCTCTATGGCCGTGGTGGTGCTGTAGCCGGTGACTATACCGTTGCCGTTGCCGCTGCTGCCTCCAGCTCTCAGAATGCCGAATTCGCCGTCCCTCCCGGACGAATCCACTCTGTGTTTACATTGACACAGATGGAAATGCTCGCCTCTCAGCAAGCCAAAGGTGCTTATGTTCCTGCCCTGATCAATAAAATGTTTAGTGCAACAGAAGCCTTGCGCAAGACCATGGCAAAAGCTGCCTACGGTATGGGATTCGGTGAACAAGGTAATGCTGTTGTATTCACAACCACAACCGGTTCTGACACTGTTGACTTCGGAAAAACTTCCACCGTTATCGGTCTTGATATTGGTTCTGTTTTCCGTGTTACCAATGGCGCTCTTCCATCTTCTCCCCTTCGCACCTCTGTTAATACAGTAACAGCTATCGATGGGACCACTGTCACCTTTACCTCTACAGCCAACGAAACATGGGCAGCGACTGACTGGGTCGAACTCCAAGGATCCCGAGATGGATCTAACAACCCTAACCTTCCAACCGGACTTGGTGGTTGGATTCCTAACCTCGCAGATCGTACTGGTGCAACATGGACCACCTACATTGGTACTGCCTTTTATGGTGTGACTCGCTCCACTGCTACCAGCCGTCTAGCTGGTGGATTTTACAAACGAACTGGTGGTGATGGTTATGGAGATGCACTGCTTAAAGGTATCCAACTAGCTCGTCAACAGGGTGGAGTTCCTGATACTTTGGTAATCAATGATGAGGACTTCCTTACTGTCATTGGTGAGTTCAATACCAAAACCACCTACATGCAGCAGATCAATACCACTCCTAGCAATAAAGGCGACAATATTGTTCAGAAGGGTCTTAAGTCTATGGGCTTCCAGTTTTCCACCAATTACCTCAGCAACGTCTATGACTCACCCTACTGTCCTAAAGGTAAGGCCTGGATCACTGACTCCGAAGTGGTAGAGTTTGCTGGTCTTTCCAATTCCTCCACACCTCTTGACGACGGAATCCAGGGCAACAACCCCGGAGCTCCTGATGTCACCAGCGTAAGCGGACCGGATACCACTTTCAAACTGATCATTGATGACTATATCAATGTGCAGAACGCCGCCAACACCTCAGAAGGCCCAGGAGCTCAGGTTTCTCTTTCTGTTTACGGTAACTTCGTTGTCCGTAATCCTGCCCATTGTGTGGCTATTAGTTTCTAACCCCCTTTAGACTCACCTCTAAACGTCTGGCCCACGATACGGGCTTTTTTTTACAGTATTACAGGAGGTTTTTGAATGTTTGCTTCTGAAATTATCGCACGGGCTAAGGGCCTGGCTGACCTCCAATCAACAGACTTTATCACCTATAATGATAAAATTTCCTCTTTACGTGAGGGATATCGTGATATTTATGCCGAGATTACAGAATCTTCGGACGATTACTTTTTAAATGAAGTCATACTAGACATTCTACCGGCTTACCTGGTTCCTAGTGGTAACCTTTGGGAATATGAAATCCCCTTACCCGAGGATTTCTATAAATCCAGGTACTTGGATTATTCTTATATGGGAGCCTGGCAACCTATACAAAAATTTCCTTTATCAATGAAAGATTTCAACCCAGGCCAGCCTTATTACCGGTGGAGAGCATCTAAACTGTGGCTTATCGGTGGGTTTAATACCGGTGGGACCGTTCGCCTTGGGTATTATCCTCCACCAGAATTATTGAGCACACCTGACACAGCCAAGAACTACTTGGCCACCTTACCGGCTTATGATGGTACACGGATTTCTAGTCCTGTATACATTGAACAGGCCCAAAACTACATGTATATAGAAGCCCCAGGCACTAACTACATTATCAAAACAGAATCAAAGACAACCGGGGTGAATACTACCCTCTACACCTCAGCAACACTCATCAAAAACTTGGTATATTACAAGGGCTACATTTATTTTATCAACTCGGCTGGGAATATCTTGAAAGGCTCGACCACGCTCCTTGCCACTGTGGTGCCTGCGGCCATAACGGCCACAGCCGACATCGTGTCTTTCACCATAAATAATGACGTGATTTATTATACCACGGCAACAGAAACCAAGACTTGTACTTTAGCCGGTGGGTCTGTGGTTGTGTTGGCTGCCACGGTACAAAACTGGTACACGTTCCTAGGCACTGACCCTGTTTTTATTACAGGCAATGTCTTGACGGTTGGTGGTGTGACTATCACAAGTGACGCTGTATCTTGCTCCTGTGATGGAGTGTACATTTATTACCAGAATCTAACCGGGGACCTAATCAAGGTTAAACTTGGTGCTGCTTTTGTGGTTGACGATTCCTGGATTCTCTCAGAGAAAACAACCTTTTCAGGTAGCGTCTCAGCCGTCTTCATTCCTGTGGTAATTGACCAGTTATTATTCCAGGCCATAAGCTCAGCACATGACACGGACCTATCTTACCCTGTCAACCTGGTTCCTGAGATGATGGCCTATCAATCGGCCATTGACTACCGAAGGAAACAAAACGCAGATCCTTCTCTATTAAAAGCCAGGCTTCAAGAATTGTGGCTAACTTTTAAAGAGGCCATAGTGAGAGACAGTTACAAGAATGAACGGATAGGGAATGTTTACTCTTCTGGAAATCTTTTCCCTTTCGCTTAAGGAGTTAAAATTGAGCCAATACCAAGACTTAGACATATTTACAGGCATAAACATAGACACAACACCACAGGATGTCAAATCCTTTGGAGAGAATGCACCAGCCTTAGCTTTCAACGGTATAGAGCGTGATGGTGGGATAACTAATGTTTTTGAGGATGAGAATGCTATAGTAAGTGATTACGAGTTTTTTGATTCTAATGGTGATCTATGGCAAGGTGTGGCTGGTTCGTCTGGTGTTGTTGGCAATATGACAGTAAAAAAAAACGGAGTCATTAATTCATTAATAAATTCAAGAATAGGTCTAGAATCTGATTATCCAATTCCTTCCGATTGTATTGATGCCACTCTTGACACTACTACCGGGAATGTAATTGCAATCTATCCTATTAGAGACGGTTCAGCAAATAAGACAGAGATAAGAGAATATCAAAACGGAATATTACTATCAAGTAGGAATTCAACCGTACAGGCTGCCGGAATTGTTAGGAGTGACACGGTTCTAATAGGTGATGTTCTAAAGTTTCTTGTCTTGGATAGCGTTGCCGCCTACCTTGTAAATGAAGACGGTACAGGAACAGAGACTAGGCTTCCTGGTGCTCCTAATGGAACTATAATCAACAGGCTATACCCTGCTACATATTATGTTTATCTATTTAAAAACGGTGGGGCAACTTCTGGTTATTTCATCTCTAGTAGCTGGGACCCTGTCAATTTTCTGGGTAATAGAATTTATTTTATTACTGGGACTTGGGCAGGTGGGACTGTTGTCTTGGGTCCATGGAATAACGTAAACACTTACTATGTAAAAGTTAATAGCATAACGAATAAAGAAACATTCCCATATTTTTTAATTACTTTTGACGCTGATATAACAGGGACAACAGCAACGCTTGGGGCAAAATTAGGATTCGTTTTAAATACTGGAGCATCTTTCACCAATACAAATCTTACATACACGACAGGGGTAGGACCCGTTTCAGTAGGTAAAATGTCTGGAATAGCTTATTCAGATCTTAACTTTACCTCTGGTGGTGTGATAAGAAGGGTTTACTTGAATGTTGATAACTTTTCCTCTGGGGTAATCGGTTTTACTGGGACATCACCAGCTGTAGATAATATACATTACAATTGGGACCCAGGGTATTCAAGGATATGGATCAATACAGCCACTAATTTAATTAGTCAACCGTTAAGTATACGAATCCCAATTATTTCTATAAATAATAATCCAAGTACAAAGACAATAGTTTTTGCATCTGCCGTTTATTCTCCTGTAGAGGGTCAAGGGGCCTCTTTGATGGGGGTTCCAATAACTGAGACGGGTGGGATTAAACCAGAGTTTTTAACTCCTGAGTTCTTTATAGAAGATCACGCATTGACAACTAGGCCAAGAGGGCATTTTTTATATTTTAATGGTTCTAATTATATTAAAAAGACGATAGGACCCAATATCGAAAACATGTTTCAGCAACAAGGAAATGCTTTGTACCTAGGTACCCTTGATCCTGCCAGTGTAATAAACATTAAAACAAGTGAATTAAATTTAGGGCCAAATGATTACGCCGGGTGCATGAACATAGCGGCTTCAAACGTCAACGGAATTCTAACTTATTCCATAAAAAGTGATTTTTCTAATAGTTTGGATGTGTCTGTGAGGGATTTACACTCCTCAGGGGCTTATTATACGGAATTCAATAGAATTGCAATATTAACAAGCTGTAAAAATACAGTTCTGAGGGATTCATCCGGAGGCACTGCTGTAACTTATATAGGAACATTGCAGTCTTTAGCTGTACTTTACGCTACACCAACTACGACAGATTTGATTGTACCAGATTCTAGAATACCGGTTTCGCTTGGTTCTGTGATAACTTCAGGAGCAGCGAATTCAATAGGCCAAACCGCTTTCTTGACACCTAACTACTTGGGTTATGAATTAGGAAACTACATCCTAGGCGATCTCACACCCTTCCAGCTCTTCTCCCAAAATTACGTCTTTGATGGTGCTAATATTTATATAGCCCCTGTGACCTCTCAGAACGTCCTCCAGACTACGGAATTGTCTCCGGTCAACATAGCAGCCACAGCCCAGGGCTTAAGGTTCATTGCTACCTCTCCCACTGTGATTTACTTTTACTCTGATTATGATAAATCCCTCTTCGCCTTCGATGGTGGACGGACCTTGCAGAAGATTAAGAGAATGAACGAGCTAGAGACTGTGACAGATGGGGTTTACAATGTCAGGGATAACACGTTAATTTTGCAAACGGCTAACACATTTATATGGGTTCGTGATGGTGTTTTCTCTGTACAGGATAAGAAAGCAATCCAGACCAACACTGTCCTATACACCACAGATGAGGGAATTAAGATAGCAAACGGATCTTACACATGGGCTTACCCATACCAAGACCCCGGTTCTAGTGTCACCGTACCATTCATTTACCAAAGTGCATACTTTGGACAACACAACAATGTCAAAAGTAATATTTCCGCATTCATTGTGGTGGTAAATAGTGATAGTAGAGCACAGACCACCTGGTCAATCAAGGTTCGAGGGTTTGACAATACGACAGATTGGGAAGAAACAAAGACCTATACGGTAAATCCTGAGGATTACAATACCGGAGGGTTTGCACGAATAAGGGTACAGCCTATAAACCAAAAGGCTTTAGGTTTATCCTTAGAAATGGCCACCACTTCCACATCTGCCAGGCCCTTGATTAATCAGATTACGATTGAAGTCAACGAAGATGTAGCCGCAACAATAGCAGCATCAAGGACGGTATAATATGGGATTATTTGGACAATGGGGAGAGGATCTCTGGAATGGTTGGAATGATCTAACTGGAGATACGGCCACTACTAACGCAACAAATGCCACTAAAGATTTAACAAAGACGGCAACGGATCGCTCCACAAAATACGGCGGCATGTTCGACAAGTCTTTCGGTGCTGATGCTGGTGAGTTCATGAAAAACAGCCAGAACGCCGCTTCTGGACTAGCAGCAGACCAGGCACAATTCCAAAGCATGGAACAGGCCAAAAACGCCCTTAAGGCTGCACGTGGTGCCGGTATGAACCGGGGCCAGGCGGCTTTGTCTGCTGGACAAGCTACCTCTGGAGCTTATGGTCAGACATATAATAATGCCTTAAACTCTGGAATGGATCGATACGGCCAGGCCACTGCTATGCTAGGTAACCAGGCTACAGGGAACCAGTCAGCCGCTTTTGGTGGAGCTGGGCAACAGTATGGACAGGCTAACGATAAGGCCACAGGATTCTGGGGTGGTGTTGGTGGCCTAGCTGGTGGGGCGGCTAATCTTTTGGGTATGGCCATAGCATCAGGAGCTGGTGGTGGTGCAGGGGGTGCAGCTGGTGGTGCCGGTGCTGCCATGGCCTCAGATGAAAGAGTCAAAGAAGATGTTACATCTTCATTTGGCACTTTAGATGATGCGCTTAAACATCTCAAGGCAGTTAGATACAAATACAAAGACAACGCACCTACACAAAACGCTGGTAAAGAAGAGGTTGGTGTGATGGCCCAAGACTTGGAAAAAGTCCCAGGCATGGCTGGCAGCGTCATTGATACGCCAGAAGGCAAGAAAGTAGACGGGGCACAGTTAGAAGGCGCCAACACAGCTCTTATCATTGAACTAGCTTCACAGATAAAAGAACTCCAGAGACAACTAGGGGGCAAGAAATAACATGGCTGCACCATTAACGGAAAAAGAGAAACTAGCCGCACAGGCTGAGACTTTAAGACAATACGCAAACTCTGGCGGTGGTAGACCTGGACTTGATGCGACGGGGAAGGCGATAACTGTACCAGTAGCCGCTCCACAGGTAGTTCCTAAACCAGCTCCACAAAATACACAGATACCAGTAAACCCTAGACCTCAAATACAAATGCCGTTTGACCAGGCAGAGTATGGACAGAAAGGTTTTAATGATGTAATGGCAGCCACTAGAGGCGAAATGGTCCAGGCTCCTACTGTATTAAAACAGTCAACAGTCGATAAGGCTGTGGCGGCTGGTGTACCTACTTTTGATAATGACATTGATAGATCAAGAAAACTCCAGGGTCTAGCCTTAACTCAAGGGATTCAGCAAGAGCAAAAAGCTACAGATGATGCACAATGGGCGGCTTACCCAGGTGGTAAAGAACAAGCTATCAAAGACGGTAAGTATAAACTAGTTGGTAATAAACAAGTCTATGACCCTACTCCAGAGGGTAAAAAAGACGTGCCTAAGCCTTCACAAGTAACCGCCCTCCCTCCTAAAGTTGAACAGAAGGCCATAGAAGAAATCAAGAAAGATGCCGGGAAAGGTATGGACTTTAGCGGGCTTCTTGGTGCCCTTGGTGGTATTGCTGGCCTAGTCCAGGCTTACGCTTATGGACGAACCGGGAACCAGTCCGAGACGGTACTTGGTAGAAGGGCCAAGGAAAAGCAAGAGGAAAAGATGACTGAGCAAGCTTATGCTAAGAATCTTGAAGAAAAAGCTTTGCAGTTTAAAAACCAGCAACAGCTACAGCAAGAGGCTTTAAAATCTCAAGCTGATTTACAAGCCAATCGTCTTTGGGCAGAAAAACAAGCCCAAGATCGGCTTATAGCTGGTCAAGGTGCTGGTATCCCTTGGCAACAAAACTTAGGTAATTTAGGGGGCGATTGATGGACCCAATAGAAGAAAAGAAAATAGCATATCAAGAAGCTCAAGACCCTGCCCAAAGAATGCAGTTAAGAAGGGAATTAGACCAGCTTGAAGGTAGGGGAAATGAAACCGCCGCCACCTTGACGGCTATTGCTAACAGTGCACTCCTAAATATACCTGATTTTGTTTCATCAGTGACAGATAATGAAAACTATAAGAAGATACAGAGAGAAAGAGCCGCCCTTCCAGAGTCAACTAAACTAGGTGCAGAATTAGGGGGTGCTTTAATCTCTGCTCCTACAGGTGGAATATTAAAAGGTGTCGGCTCTGTTTTCAATCTAGGGGCTAAGGCTATCCCCGCATTATCTAAGGTAGGTACTGGACTAGTTAGGGCTGGGACGGCTTTAGCATCACCATCAAAGAACATAGGAACGGCATTGCTCAAAGGGGCTGGGGCTGGTCTAGAGCAAGCGGTGCCTAGAATAGGTTTTAAAGCTGGTGCAGAAGGTGAATTCGATCCATTGGCCGCATTAGGTGAGGCTGGAATGGCTGCTGGTACTGGTGGCCTTCTTGGTGCTGGATTTCATGGACTAGGGAATATATTTAAACCAAAGACTGCTGGAGATATAGCCACCACAGCAACCCCGAAAGATGTTGTTGAAGACGTTGCAGATAATCTAGCCATGTCTGGACTTCAAGCTAGGGGAATTGACGCCCGCTCCCTTCGTGTACTTAGGAATAAATACATGGGTGCAGGGGGTGCAGCTAGAAAACTAGATAAATGGGAAAAGGTAAGGGCAGACCTTGAGAAATTTGGTGCAGCTCGAGACATGGGAAAGGCCGGGTCCGATAGACGTGCAGTTGAATGGGACAAAGACCTACAAGAAAGATTTAAACCAGTAGATGAATACTTTGAAAAGAACAAACTAAACTTAAAAAACCACATGGAGACTGCCAAAGATCAGGGTGACTGGGGTGAATCCATTAGGGCATTAAAAGCCGTTGACCCACAGACTACTGATAAAATTACAAAAGAAATATCTGATGGTCTAGACAAGGTTAAGACTCTAAATGATAAAAGACGTTATCTTCAAATGCAGATAAGTGCAGGTCAAAAGGGTACCACTATAAAGGACCAGATTAGATTCCAGACAGCCGTGGCCATGAAGTCAGCTCTTGATGATAAACTAGATGAGGCCATGGAATTAAGTGGAAATGAAAAGTTTAAAGACCTTTTGAATGAATGGAAGATTAAAGAAATGTACGCTGATTCACATCTAAGGGGTGAAATGAGTTTCGGAAATCCCGGTTCAAATACTCAGCAGTCTCAAAACATAGAAGGCTTAGCCACTGGCAAAAAGTCTCCAGGGGACTTTGTTGGCGGTCTCTTGGGTGTACTTGGTAAGCCTGTACAGAATGCCGTCTCTAAACGTGTGAACATGGTTGGCGGTGCATTAGCCGAACCAGTAAGAAACCTAGCCGGGATTATCCCAGACAACATCAAACTGCCTGGCGTAGTCCAGAAAGCTGGTGAATTCGTAGGACGTAGACCAGGGGCTTTAGGGGCTGCGGCTGCTCAGAATATTGTCGAAGGTGACTCTGGGAAGGTTGAAGCATCTCCTTTAGTATCTGAACCAGTGACACCAGGAGAAAAGCCAAAAGAGAAAGACCATTCCCAGGCGTACCTTGATAAGCTTACCCCTGGACTAATGAACCTATACCACAAATCTGGAGCGTCTAAACAAGGAGCTTCTTTCAATGATTTTGCTGAGTATGTAAGAAATCAAACAGGTAATTTTAATCCAAAGCGTGTGGCTGGACTAATATACAAAGACAAGGGAGAACGCTCCAAGTTTATTAGGGACTTAGACAGGGCCGAACAACTCAAGAAGGTTGATATTAAAAAAGCCTTAACCAAGGAAGGATTAGACTATTTTGGTCTAGGTGGTAACGAGGAAAGGTCAAACTTAATTAATGCTCTGGCTTCCATGACGGCCTCAAATGCTGATCTTGGAGACGAGAAAGCGCAAAAGAACATTGAGTCTTTTGTTAAGAAGATCATGGACCTACCAGCAGAGAAGAGAACAGCGGCTTTATATGAAGCCTTACAGAACAAAGACATTTTAAATTGGCAACAATTGCAAGAATTAGGGGTGGTATAATGGTGAATAAAGCAGCGGACTTGCAAGAGATTTTCAAAGGGGCTTTCTTTCCTGGTCAAGAGAAACCTGTACAGGCTCCAGAGCCCGACCCTATTGAAGACACAGAAAAACCAGGAAAGATCAGACCTGAAAGATCAGTAAAAGATCCTTTCGCAGCCGCAGAGGCCCAAAGGATATTCAACCCGAACATGCCTCCGGTAACACGAAGGCCATTAAAAGATCAGCTAGACATGGGAACCGGGCCAGCTATGGATACAAGCGGGCGCTGGGGAACAAGTAAATAAAAGGAGAACGATATGGCAACGGCTTCAATGACCACGATCACAAGCGGAGGACGGGCAGAATATTCCCTTACCTTCGACACCACCAACACCGGACGGGGAGGCGCGGATGTTTATATTCCTGCCGCCGCAAAAGGTGTGATGGTAATATATAAAGGAACCTCTACGGCTTCCTTGACTGTAGCTTACACGGCTTCTACTGTGGCCGAAATAGTAGCAGGAACCGCTGTATGGCTTACCACTGGAACCGCCTCCACAGGTGGGACTTCTCAGAGGGTTGACTTTGCAGTACCTCCCACAGCAATAGCTCCACAGATTGGAACTGGCTTGGCTGGTAATCAGGGATACATTGCAATCACGGCGGCTTTGGTTTAATAAGGGGCCTTCGGGCCTCCTTTTAAAAGGAAATTATGAGTAACACAATTGAACGAATAAATTATGGAAGAAACCGCTTTGGTCAACCAGAGAATTATACTCAATTTGAAGATGATGGATCTATGTTAATGGAGGGGGCGGCCACTGTTTACAAAGATTTAAACGTATCAACGGCCGGCCTAGTACCATCTGGAGCAGCTGCCCCTGACCTAGTAAACTTTGTAAACGGAAATCTTTTAATTTATGCTTTCGATGGTGGAAATACTACAGAACGGCTTTACGGATCAATAGAACTTAACCATGATTATAAAGAGGGGTCAGACATAGAACTTCATGTTCATTGGGCACCAACCACAGCCGGGTCTGGTAATGTTCGGTGGCAAATGTACTACCAATGGGCAAATAACACAGAAGCCTTTGGCACTCCTGTGTTATTGGGAGTAACTGCAGCCGCTAGTGGTGCTTGGGTTAGTACTTATTCTAGCTTTGGCACTGTGTCAGGTTCGGGTAAAACAATCAACTCTCAAATAGTATTTCAGATATTTAGGACACCAACAGATGGGCTTGACACTTACACAGGGGATGCCGCTATGATTACTGTGGGTGTTCATTACCAAACAGACACCCTTGGATCAAGGGATAGGGCGACAAAATGAATTTAATACTCCCACAGGCTCCAGCTGATTCCGACGATAAGCTCAAAAACTACGCACAGGAAGTTAAAAAATCCTTGCAAAATCTTAACGATCAACTTGGCTCGACCTCTGGGAGTACTTCTCAAGACCTGAGAGGATTTAAAAACTCTGCTACATTTCAAAATAACACAGCAGACGCTACCAATGATATAGATTTCTTAACCGCTTACATGGCAGACACCACCTTCTCTACGGTGATTTCTTCCGGGTCAACGGTTACAAAACAACTTGACCAGCCCTATGCCTTTGGATCAGGTAGAGGTGGACTATTCTCAGGGGTTAAGGCCGTATCTACATGGTATTCTTGCTGGGTTGGACAGTTAAAAGACGGGACAGTAGACTTTGGCTTCGATACGACAACGACAGGATCAAACACCCCTGCATCATGGCAGTATAAGGCCCGTGTGGGTTGGATATATAATCAAAGTACTAATATAATTATACCATTCTACCAGAAAGAAAGAAGTTTCTTTTACAAAGCTTTCCAGTCTGATTTAGGCACAGCGACACCATCGGCTACTAGGGCAGCCGTTACATTAACCGCTCCACCTAATTCACTTGCTTTATTCGTAGGGTCTCTAATTGCTTCTGTGGCCGCTATATTCATTTGGATACGTGAATCTGAATTTACAGACGTAACCCCAGCGGCAACGGCTCATAATCTATACACAGACACGGCGGGAACTAATAGCCAAGCAGAGTTTCAAGTCTATGTTGATTCGTCAAGACAATTATATTACAGGTCTAGCACAGCAACGGCAACAATTTTTAGGATATTAACTAAAGGATTCACAGACAACATCTAAAGAGGAGTACATAATGGATTACGGAATGATAGCAGGTGGCGCAGCGGTGGTACTGACCATATTTAACATATGGAAAGGATCACAGGAATATAACAAAGCCCAACGTGAAGCCGGGAAAAAGGAAGAGAGAGACGAAAACAGAGATAAAGAAATCAGGGCTTTATGGGATAAAATCACTGAGGTTGACGACGTGAAACAAGAAATCATGAAGATGTCATTTAGATTTGAGGCCCTGGAGTTAAGTATAAAAAACATGATTACAAGTTTAGACAAACACATTGAAAAGGAAGGTAAATAAATGGAAGACTTACTTAAGTACATAAAAGATCCTGCAATGGTAGTGGGGATTATCGGACTAACGGAAGTTGTGAAGACCTTCCTTAAGGTTAAGAATCGCAAGTTCCTAGTATTGATTCCATTGATTCTAGGACTTACAGCCGGTGCAGTGTCGGCATTTGGTAACGTTGGAAATATGATCTATGAGGGGTTAAAATATGCTGGATTTGCTTCGCTTGCTTACCAGTTTTATTCGAAGTTTTTTACAGGGAAGGGAAAAGAAGTCCCCAAGGAGTGAAATCATGGACCCACTAAAACAAACTGACCCTAGACTATACCCAGAGATTAACAAGTACGGGTGTTTTTTTATGTCAATTATCACGGCTGCACAATTGAGCATAGGTAAAGCTTTTGATTCTGACAAGATCAGGAGTCTATGGGACGCAGCCAAGAAGCTTGGAATCCTCACCAATGTTAACGGCTATTGGATCCTTCAAAAGCCCCATGAACTTGGTATCCTGGCTGGTGATGGAATAATCAAGACCTTTGCTAATGTTAAGGTGGTACCTGGCTGGGAGCCTACATGGTATGCTGGTCACACGTATATTATCCTAAAAGGCCAGACTAAGACTGGAGAGCATTACAGGCTAGGCAATCATGACGGTGTTAAGATTTATGACCCAATGCCATCAGTGAATATCATTAAGGAATTAACTCAAGAATATTATTTAGTTGAATAAAAAAGACCCCGATCAAGGGGTCAGTTTTAAAGCCAAGTGAAAACAGAACAAATCAATTAACAGGAACAAAGACAGGGCCAAGTATATCGTTATCTTTGGGACTAGTCCACCGTACTTAATGCTTTTATGTTCCTTAATTATCCATCCTATTGTTTTTATTTCCATTTCCCCACACTCCAACCTATAAAATAATTCATTTAATTTGACTCTTACCAACCAACAAACCTATTAGAAACGCCAGTATAGTGGATACTGCCAGCCCCCCAATAATCCAATTCTTTACTGTCCCTGATTGCTTTAATTTTGCTATCTCTTGACTTAATTGCTCGTACAATTTCAATAGCCTCTCGTCAAGTTCCGATTCCTCTTTCAATGTCTTTTTTTC